ATGTCTCACCGTAAGGATCATTATCACTGCCTTCATCATTGATGCCTGGTTCTTCAAACCAATTTTCAATAATACCGTCATTTACAATCATAGCATAACGCCAAGACCGCATACCAAATCCTAAATGTGTTTTGTCAACCAACATACCCATTCTGCGTGTAAAGTTGCCTGACCCGTCTGGAATAAACTTAATGTTTTTAATTTCTTGATCAATCATCCATTTACGCATAACAAATGTATCGTTTACAGAGATAACATAAACTTCATCAATACCAAGCTCTTTGATTCGATTGTAGTTTTCTTCAAAGCCCGGAACTTGATAAGTTGAACAAACCGGAGTAAACGCACCCGGAAGTGAAAAAACTAATATTCGTTTGCCTTTAAAGATTTGGTCTGTTGTAACATCTTCCCATTCATATGGATTATCGTCACCGTTGTTGTCGTCTACATACGTAATGGGGTTACCATCAGTACGTACACGGTATTTAAAAGTAACCGATGGTACTTTAATGCCTTTATTCATAAATTGTCCTCACTTGGTTTAGTCTTAGACTAGACTATATTCAAAATTGTTAGAACTTTCGTTTCTCGATACACACTTCGCACCATTACTAATGTGAAACTTTTCTGCCATATCTGTTTTAGGACTAAGTGTTACTAGTTGGAAACAATGTTCTTCTAACGCACTTTCACGTAGTTGATTAATGATTATACGGCCGCAACCTTTTTTGTAACTCCATACTGTGTATGGCACAACTACGCCTCCTTGCGGATTAGCAAACTTAAATAATTCTTCCTCATTGGTTGGCATTTGATCTACAAGAGCTGTACACACAACTGCTCCAACTTCGCCGTCCTGCTCAAGCACAAGTACATTACGTCCTTGTCCCATTCTATCATCAAATGAAATATGAGGGCGAATAGGGTCGTCATTAATTAAATGTTTTTCATTGTCTTTAATAGTTCTAATCACAAAATATTCCTCTACTATGTTAATGCGTATAAGATCCCCACCAACTATCTTACACAAGAGAAACGCTACCAACATTTCTCTCCCGACGTTGTGCTACGTTCTAGTAGCACGATTTGGCCTGTCCTGTAGGACTCGAACCTACGACCTACAGCTTAGAAGGCTGTTGCTCTAATCCAGCTGAGCTAAGGACAGTAACCGAATTAAAGCACTATTGCTAAATGCTTTACAATTCCTATTACATATATTATTGTAAGCGATCCGTTAAGAAAAATCAATGACTTTTCTTTCCAAAGTATCCCTACTATAGTCCAAAGTGTACTGGCAACAAAAAATCCGTATGTAGCATATACATCATTAGGAAATAACGAAAGTAATCCTGCTGACGCAAGTAGGCAAAAAGTAGATGCCCATGCTAACGGCTGATAAGGTTTAATAGCAGACATTTAAATAATCCCTGCTTCAGTTAAGACTTTAATAGTATCCTCAGAAAGAGGCACCTCAGTCTTAACATTAAGTTCTAGAATCTCATCAGCATACTTACGTTTCTGCTTTTGAATCTCACGCAATTCTACTTTGAACTGCTCGATATCCTTGCGTCCTACAATTCCAGTAGTGACTTCGTCTCGGCCATAATGCTCGCCGTCTTTGCGAGTTTTCATTTTTTCAAGTCGGCCTTTGATAACTTCAAGCGACTTTACTGGACGAAACTGACTAAGTTCACGAACTTGCTGAATCCGTTTTTCAGCTAGTGCACTTTTAGTAAGCAGAAGATTAATTCCGCTTTGATGGTTGCCTTCGGCAACCAATGCCCTGATATTAAAAAGAGCAGTAGTTAACGTTGCTCTTTTACGATCGTTATCCATAAGGGTAACTTTCGCATTTGCGATTTCAAGTTCTGGATCTTGAAACTCGTTTATAGTAACATCAGCAGTGATTTCAATCTCTGCGATGCTTTCTAGAATTTGCTTTTGAATAGCGTTTGCTTTTCTAAGACTGATATTCATCATCATTCTCCTCTTGGTTACTATCTATTAAGCCGATGCCTTGTAGATTTTGTTTATATTCTTCTTCTGTGTATTTGCCTTCTTCAATTTCTCTTATTGCTACTACTGGCATCTTGTCGCCTTTTGTGTCGACTCTTGGTTTGTCTTTACCGCTTTTCAGTAACCTCGCTCTATATGAGGCCATTACAATTAACAAGAACTGGTTTCCACCAACTGCTTCGATTGCTTTTTGAGATGTAATTCTTGCCATGTGTATCCTTTTTATATAAGTTAAAATACAGGTCCGTAAAAGGTCAAGTAATAAGCTAAACAAATACCAAAACGCAAACTACAAATCTCAAAAGACAACTAGTTTGCTTATACCCGACTAGCAAAGAACAAATTCTCTAAATCGGAACACGCAACAGTTCAATGTTTTATAAACAGTGCTTATCCTAATCTACCCTTTACTTTCCTGGTTATGTTAAACACTAATGCCTAACACAACTATTACAGTATACACTAATTACAGTATAAGTCAACTATTAAATGCCTAATTTGGACAAATTATAAATATTATTATGACGCCATTAAAAGTAATAGCAAACTGGGTAAGCAAAGTAAAACAAGCCAGACCTGAACTAAACGGAAAGAGTATTTGTCCATTTGCCAAAATGCCGGGTGTAATTCCTGTAGATAAATTATCAATGAAAAATATAGAACCATTAGGTAATCAAATTACAATCTACATTGAAAACACTGTAGAATCAACATTTGAAGAACTTGAAACATTATGCCGTAGACTTAATAAGAAACACAAGAACTACATATTCTTACCAGATCATCCTCAAAAGAAAAACTTCATCAATGGTGTTGAAACAGGCAACGAACACTTGCCTTTGATTATAGTACAAACACGAAAAGAATTGTTGACTGCTAGAAGTCTACTTGAAAAGACTGACTATTACGAATTTTGGAGTGAGGAATACATTAAGGAAATAAAGAGCTACGGAGATTAAATTAGTATAGGAGTAACATGACTATTGATTCCTAGTTCGTTCTTAAGATACTCGAACAGTTCGGGAATGTCACGCCCCCAAACAATATTTTTGCTATCAAGTATTAGGACATTAAGATCAAAACACACTTCTTGATTGTATCCTTTCCAATTTTCTAAATACTTTTCGACCCACTGTACATCATACATACTGCCTGACTCGATATAATCTCTTTTGAATCTTTCAAGTTTTAGTTGTGGTAGAAATCTTTTTACATCTACTAACCGCTTGTTTTTTAAAGCATCAGGTACCCATTCTATTCCTGCGTGTATTACAGTTTCGTCATCAATTAAAATAAACCCATGATCAATATGCCCAAAGTTTTCAAACACTGTGTTTTCGTTATTAACAAACTTAGTTCCAGTCATGTTTCTCTTTAACCATTCTAATCCTGACGGTGTGCCTGGACCTTTGTTGTTGATAATAACACTGTCGCCTGCTTGGAACATAGTTGCTGTGTGCCACAACACACGATTGCTAAGTTCTCTATTGTAAACATCTTTGTCAAAGAACCATTGTTCTGTTGAATTAAGATTTTTTAAAACAGGCGCTGGTTGACTTAGCCAATTGTAACCCTGGTCAAAAAGTTTTTTAAAAATGTCGTAGTAACTATGACTATCAAAATAACGATCTGTTAAACTTGTATATGTCTGATAAACTGTTTGTCCTCTTACAATATAAGCATCTCTAGGAACAAGAGGACTCATTGGTAATCGTATATCAAACTGAGGCATAATAATACTGCTATCAAACTTGTGTATGTTAGGGCGGTGTACTGTAACACCGTTGCTAGTCAACTGCTGACTAAGGTTGTCAAGATCTTGTTTTGTTTCTTCAAGTATTTTATTAAAGCCACTAATGCTTTGTTGCGGTAATAACTTATCAAGATCACCTGGAGCATAACTATCTCCTACAATTACTTCTTGAAGAGGGTCAAATTCTGTATACATCATATAAAATCTTTTTTCCTTAAAAACATAATTACCATTTTACGAACAATGTCTTTGTTTTCAAATTTTGTAACAACATGGAATACATCGTTGGGATTTACTATCGCTACGTTATCTGATGGTAATACCCAAGTTCCTGTTACATCATCTTCACTGCTCTTTGCTAAGAACAGTCCACCGTCGTGTACATCAAAGTTATCTCCGTAGTATAATATAACACTTCCCAAGTGTATATCTCCCATACTATCCTGATGCCAGTTTGCGTGATATGGAGGCCTCGACTCAACAATATATAAGCTCGCGATGTCCGCTGGTGTTACATGTTTTTTAATGTGTCCTTTTTGTTTAAGCACATCAAGCCACCAGTTTTGAAACTCTAGTGTTGTGAGTATGTAAGCACTATTATCAAACCCCTGTATAGCATTGTCATCATTGTACATTGCTTCGCCTGCTTCTTTTTCAGTACACTGGTCTAATAAAGATTTGAATAACTTGTACTCAGAAGTATTTAAAAAGTTTTCTATTACATCCATCATTGTAGATTAATCTCATTTGACAATGCTTTGAAATATTGTTCATCAGCATTAAGCGGAATCATATACATTGCTTTGAACTTAAACTTTTGTACTAGGAAATAAGTTCCAAACTGACTGACAATAGTATAACCAGAATCAACAAATGTTTTCTTAGCACGATTAACAATACCTGGTTGCTGTCCTATTAAATTGCGGTTAACAACAAGATCTAAATATTCGATAGCACTAACAATACCCGGAATACTAAAATTATATGTAAACCCGTGTTCCCACTTAAAGTTAGGAGGTAAACAATTCTTAACCTTATCGTTGTATAATGTAACACTCAATGGAAAGAACCCGCCTGTTATTGCTTTACCCATTGTAAATATATCAGGTTGTATAGGCAAATGTTTCCAACCAACATAGTTTCCGGTTTTGCCACCTCCCATAAAGATGTCGTCGATAATAATTAACACATCATGTGTTTGTTGTATGTGTGTTAGTTTGTTCCAAAACTCGTCAGTGTAAGGAATCATGTTATTGCCATATGTACATGTTTCTACCATAATAGCACCAATTGAGTCCCAGTGTTGTGCATCGGTATCAAAGTTTCTATCTACTCGTATTACGTTTTCGGTGTGTTTGAAATTGTAAAAAGGATCTTCCATCAGGCTATCACAACCTAATGAACTAGTAAAGTATGTGCTTCCATGATAGCTCGGAGTCATACTTAAAATTTTACTTTTCTTTGTGTTGCCTCTTTGATAATGGTAAGCACTAGCAAGTTTAACAGCACCTTCGTTGGCATCGCTACCAGACAACGCATAAAAACTATAGTATCCTGTTAGTGTGTGTAGTCTTTGTTGTAGTTCGTAACTACAAGGGTTTAGTCTTACATCGCCATACCCTACAACTTCAGCAATCTCAGGTTTAATATTTTTCATCACTTCAGATACTTTATCTATAATCTGTGGATATTCGAACCCTAGAGTAAAACATCCGTAGTGTAATAACGGATCAACTCTTTTAATACCATCTTGTATTGTTCCATAACGCCAATGAGGCAAAGCTGGTTGTACTTCTTGTTGTACTTCGGGTATTATACCTTCATATTTCATAGCTGTTCTCTTATTGTAAAATCTATATCGTCCCAGTACTCACTACCACCAATAAACGGCTTATAACTAAACCATCTAACTGTCAAAGGATATGAGTAGTTACTTTCAAACACAATATCTTTAACCTCACCTTCGTACCACGATTTATCTAATTGTGTCATGTAGTTGTTAATTAGAAATGTTACCAAGTAAGCATCTTCAAGTAGTTCCGATCCTGGTACATAATTGTGTCTATGAATAGTAGTTTCGCACACGCCGTTAGTTTGTAATTTAAATATAACATCAACATCTTCTTTGTCAGGTCCAAACTTTATCCTATACGCAAACTTTATTACATTTTCTTTAGTAGTATCTAAGTCGATAGGTTTAGTAATTGTTATTGGTAGATATTCTTGAGCATCGTTGATATGACTAACCAACATTGCGTCATTAATATAGATGCTTAGATCGTTTACGTATCTTTGTTTTTCAAAACTAAAGTACTCTTTGTCCAATGCTCTTGGAAAATTAATTTTTAATTCTGTAGGCATGAGTCAAATATAGTAAGTGCTTGATTAAAGGTAATTACTTTTCCATCCTTGAGAGGCGTAAAAGATATTGTCCATCTGTTTTGAGTAGGGTCTGGATTGTATGTTGAATGTAGTTGTCCAACATTGAGTATACTAGGTTTGTTGATTACTTGTTCGTGTACTTTATCTAAATTATGCTGTTCTGCTGTGTAACACTTATAACATTCAATGTCAGGAGTAATACCAGCTTCAGCAAAGCCATTGTTGATTTCTGTTTGATCGTGTACTATTTCTATGAGGTTGTCTTCAGATTTTGTCTGCCACCATCTAGTGACACTATCCTCAGGTCCCCACGTCATATTAATTTTAATAGCATCGTGTTCGCCAGGCTTTGTTACTGTATCGTTGTGTATAGGAACTTGACCTCCGTTAGGTGCTGAATAGAAACCTTCAATTACATTGCTCAGTGTAAGGCCAAATGAGGATAACCACGGCTCCATTTCCTTAGGTACGTTATCTCGTCCTACGTATGTGATAAAACTTTCAATACCGTTTTCAAATTGTTTTGGTTTTGGTATGTCAAAAGGCAAGTTAATAAACCTATGATATATGTTCATCTTTCGGCTCCAATAAAATGATATAGTAATTTATCTTTTACACTGCCGTTTACACCACAATGTAAACTGTCAATGCTAGGCCATTTTACTACATCGCCTATTTCAAGCATATGATAACATTCTTTCTCTATCATGAAAGCCGCACCAATTTCAGGTGGAGATATATGACAGTGATATCGTGTTAATTTTCTATTTGGAAAATGTTCTCGGGTCCAATAGCACTCTTCATCATCAATATGAGGTGCGGCAACTTTCCCTACCCCAACTCTGCTGATCCAACTAATCGCTGGATCGACTCCTAACCAATCAGCAAATAATTGATCAATTTTTCTAGGATAGTGTTTGCCGGCACTGTAAGTAACAAATTCTAAGCTATCGTTGTTTTCATATGCCGAGACAAGATCATCTTGATCTCTTACATGCTCGTATTCTAAAGATTCACCCTTTTCAATCCGGGCAATGGTAGTTGGATTTTCATAAGTATCTGAAGTTTCAAACCCACGAAAGGTTGCTACTTCAGGTAATTCATCTACTAATTTGTTCCAGTCTATAAACCAGCTACAGTTACCAACATGCTTCATATTGTTATTTAACCGTTAACTTATTGGGGCTACTTTTTTTACCCTATCGTAACGGAAACTGCGAAAGCCTTTTGATTCAACAGCCCACGCAACAACTACTTTGTCACTTACTTGTCGGACTTTCTTTGAGTCGTCTTTGGTTTTAGCAGGATTATCAATATAACTTTCAATCAGTGTACAAGGCATTACCCTTTCTTCACCGTCTAGTTTAGTAAATGTTACTTCTACTACTTCTTTGTGTAGCATTTCTAAAAGTTGTTCTTTGGTTGGAATTCCTTTTAGGACTGCTAGTCGCTTTTGTTTTAGTTCTTCATTCATATGTAGCCTTTCTATATGTTCCATCTCTGTTAAAATGCCGAGCATTAAAGTAAGCAGTGTATATACTGCTAATGTACCCATACTTGGGTGCTTGTTGTTGATACCACCATTTATAATCTTTTATGAATTCAGACACTCGGCCACCCACTAAGTGCAATTAAAAATGTCATACCCCAAATGATTGCACAAGTATGAAATAGTTTTTCCCAATAATTCATTTAACAATCTCCTTTGAGCTATTGGTGTGAGCTTACCGTTGACTCACGCGGATCTATTAAGGGATCAGCCTATTCGTGTTCACCGCCAGGATCGTCTGGCTCAAGTTTAATCTTTTGCCCGTTGATCCACATGTTCTGACGTGCTCTATCAGCACTATGATAACCAGCACTGAATGAAAATGATTCTGGTCTCCGTTTAGCAGTTTCAAATGTTGCAACTGTTATAGCAATAGCACCTAACAATACTATATGAGCAACCGCACTTATTCCAAAAGCCGACCAGCTGCCTACGATAATAGCAAATGTAATACACCACATCCAAGCTAAAACTTGCATAATCATATGGCGTGTACCAAAGTCTGGAATAGCACTTAACGGATTTCTTTGGTCGTCCATTACGCTGTTCCAACAGTTGTATACCCATTCTCTCATTGAAAACTCCTTTTCAAAAGTTACTTTTTTAGGATAGTTAGCATCCATGACATCACGAAAATCAATGGCGTCATAGACGTCATAAAATATTTGTGAAATTTTCTTGTCACGGAAGTATGCTGTTACTTTATACATTATACTAATATAGCATCGTTAATGTATAATGTCAACCTTTTTTTTAGATATATGGATCTATTTCTAGATACTTGCCCCATTCACTGTAGTAATGACGCATGCCTACTTCGTCATGTATAGTTCCATTCTCATGTCTACCATGTAGTATACGTCTTGCTTCAGTACCTTCACGCATTGTAGTTCCTTGTCCTGCTACACCAATTAGGTCTTCGTGTAGGTTACGTCCGAACGGTCCCCATATACTGTTGTGATGGTTGATGCGTGTGCGTCTTTCTTCAGGTGTGTCTTTGCGTAGTCCATAACCTCTAAACTCTATAAGCACTTTGTTAGGACCTAATGGAGTTACTGAGTCTGAACGATATGCACTCCCGCGGAGGTTAAAGTTGAATCCTGGAAAGAGGTCAACCATGTACCACTGGTTGGGCGGCAGATTGGGGAAAGATAACTCCCCGCGATCTTCAAATCCGTCATACTCTTCATAGTTAACAGTAAAGCTAGACACGTTAACATGACCATTATCAAAAGGAATATTTTTTCTAGCGAAATATTCATCGTTAAATCCTGACACACGATTAAAGTAGTGCATGAAGTCGTGATAGAATTCACTGTTGGTATCATGCCATAACTTATAGTTCGTATTTATAATTGCTTTGTGATAGTGGAACACTTCCATTTCTTCTGTGTCAATAGCATCAGCAATACAATCAAATGCTCCTGCTGTCCATTCTTCAACACTCTGTGTAGGATTAGGATCTAGTGTTACCCATACCATGCCTCCGTGCTTTACCTCGCAGTGTAGTTTAGGTTCACTTGTTACAACAGGTGCTTTAAATGTACCTCTTGGACTGTGTATGTCATAGTTACGATATGCTCTAACACCGTTGCCTGTGTTATAGGCAATAACATTAACTCCTGCTATCTGAGTTGTTCTATAGTCTAGTTCGTTATACATTTCTGAAATATGACACATAGGTACCCACACCTTTGAAAAGATTTGCTCTTGCTCTTGTTCAAATATTTCTAGGCTGTTGTAGGCTGTGCTACTAATTGATTCTACGTTTGGTTGTGCTAACCAACTCTTATGATTACGTGGCGGCATGATTTCTCCTTATGCTATATTTAAATTATTATAGCACAGAAAAATGCCTAAGTCTAATAGGACGTATCTATTGACTAATAGTAAGGATTGTTAAAGTTAGGATCGTCCATTCCTTCAACAGAATTTACTTCACGTACATAATGTTTAAGCATATTTTCTACACCCATCTTTAGTGTAATAGAGCTACTTGCACAGCCACTACAACTACCTTGAAGTAGAACTGAAACCTTTCCTGTATCAACATCAAAGTCTTCTAATTTGATAAAGCCACCGTGTTGTTCTACTGCTGGCTGAACAAATTTACTAATCACATGCTCTATGTTTTCTAGTATATCTTCTTTTGTACGATCTTCCATACTACTATTTAGTTGGCTCTGGGGGAAGGACTCGAACCTCCAAGACTTTCGTCATATGATTAACAGTCATACGTGTTTACCGATTTCACCACCCCAGATTAGTTTTATATCTTATTAATCTTTTCTAATGCCGGGATCATACGTGTAATACCTATGCCTCCGCCTACTCTTTGAAAGAAGTCAAATTCTAAAAACTTTTCTAGTTCTGCTTCTACTCTATCTTTGCCGAACAGTTCGAACAGTAGTTTTGAGTATGCTCCATCTGTAATACTATGGAATGTATTACGCATCATATCAACATCACATGAACGTTCTGCTGATCCAATAGTTTCCATGCCGCCTAAGATAACGTCCATCTTCTTTGCTGTGTTGCCGTCATCGTTTCTAGCCATATTCCAAAAAGGGCTAGTCATTTCAGGGAAGTTAGTAATGATAGTTTGTCCGAAGTCTTTTTCCATCGCTAGTTCGTGAGCGGCAGTCATTTCAACATCTACAGGCAAATCGTAATGTGCTTGCCAGTCACTGTATGTTTTTTCTGTAAGAGCACCAAAGCCCAAGTATTCACATAGTTCATACTCCATTGCTTTTAGATCATCCACACTGCCTGGCATTTCAAATTCAAACATTGGAAATATTATATCATGTCTACCTGGTATTGCGTTTGGTTCCTGTCTATAGGAAGTGGACACACAAAAAAACCCCTTACTATCGGGGCTACTTAATAATTCATGTTCTAACCACATCTGGCCTGTTTGCGGTAAGGGCCAAGTGTTGCCTGCGTATTGGTATGTTGCTACATTGAATGGATCTTCACATGCGGCAAGTATGCTT